GTAACCCGAGGAGCCGTAAGCCGCATCCGGGGATCCCGTGTCCGGTCGGTATGTAAAGGCGTTCCAAGCGTGCTTAAGAATCCCGCTGAAGCTGGGCATCGATCACCTCCTTTCTACTTTGTCTTCTTGAGTGGAAGTTCCATTTTTGTCAGGCCGCCCCAAACACCTCTGGTGTTCTTTGGTTCTTCCGTTACTTTAAATCCCTGTTTCTCATAAATATGACGAGCATCAGGGGAAATACCAGGGACCTCCAACGTAACGCGGTCTGCTCCATCACGCTTAGCAATATTGGCTACTTCTTTCATAACCGCACTTGCATACCCACGGCCACGAGCAGACTCTTCCATATCAATCCAGATAACGTTGATCTCTTTTGGACTTTTACGCCAGAGCTGAAGATTTCCAATAGTAGCGCCGTTCTTATCTTTGATGTCCATAAAGCTTGTCGTATTAACGTTCTTTCGAACGCGCTTACTATGACTCGCTAGAAACTCACCCATCCTGGTATTAGGAATAGGAGACAAAGTAAAGACGTCACCTGATTTCGTTGTCTTGGTGATCTCTTTTTTTTCAAGAGGACGCGGACCACCATTAGGGTCAATCTTTCGAATACCCCACTTCATCCCTTTAATGCCGTGGTGCGCCAACTCAGAAAGAGGCGGCTTATCGTCGTGAATCATAAACCGCCTCTTTCGTTTTTAGCCCGTAAACTTGGTGCTGATCGGAAGCAGCAGCTGCGGGAAATGGAACTCGGTGTTCGCCGAAGCCGAGACCGCACCCTGCGCCTTGGCCGTAAGGCCGGTGCCCGCGTTGGTGTCAACCGAGGCGACCGCTGGAACAACGACCGTACCGTCGGACTTGAAGATGAATCCCATCGCCATCTCGACGCCCGCAAGGTCGGCCGGCGGATCGTACGCGGCAGCAAACTTACCGATCGACGCCGAATCACCAAGGGCAACCGCGGTCGAAGCCGTGCGAAGGACTTTCAGACCGACGACGTGGAGGAGCGCGCCCTCCTTGTAGTACTTACCCGCGCCGAGCGTGAAGCCGGAGGCAGGAGTGAAGACGTCCGAGGCCGGGCCGACGTCAGGGGCGTCAAAAAGCAGATTGCCGAGCTCGTCATAGAGCGCAATCGGCTCCATGTTCTCCGTAATCTCGGGGGTATCGTCCGGAGCAAGCTGGGTGACCCGGTACTGCCTGACGTGAGAGTCCATTTCAGTGCCTTTGTTTTGACTTTGTGTATTTACAACGGTTAAAGCGAATCTTCTTCTTACCTGTAGTCACTTTCCCCGTACCGCTAAGAGCTTGTAGAAAAGCATCCCCGATAGGGAGACCGTACATCCGAAACGCAGGGTCATCCCACGAATACGCAACAAGAAAGGCAGGAGAACGTTTGACAAAGCTAGTAGTCAAAGACCCCATAATAGTCGCTCGCTCTTTTTCGGTGATGCCTTCGCGGCCGACCCCGTACTCTGTAATCGCTACAGGCTTACTAGTAAGCTTTACCGCTTGGTCGTATGATGTGACAAAGTTATAAGGGTGAATACCCAGCATGTCTGGGGTCACCAATGCAAGAAAGTTTTTCGCGTACGTCTGCCAATTATCAACATCGGCCAATCCTCCAGAAATGACAGGATGAACCGTATCGTATTTTCGAATAATGATTCGAGCTTGCGTGTAAAAATCGGCAAACGCCTGCGGAGTAAGATTTCCATATTGAGCCAGATTAGGTTCGTTTGAAATCTCGTAAGCGGCGACCTGATCGTGATGATCGCGGGCGACAGACTCCGCGGTGGCTAGGTCAAAAATGACGGGAAGCCACTTATGATTGGTAGGGACCGTAGAACGCGCGTCATAACGAATGATAAGCGCTGGCGGTACGGTCGCTTCGGCTGCTGCGGCAACTCCGGCAATCATTTAAAACGTAACGCTTCCGTCATCTTCAACCGTTGCGGGAACCGTCGAAAGCACACCAGAGTTATCAACGACTAGGCGATGTTGCGAACCGTTGGGGCTTCTTAGAATTGGCGATTCCATAAGAACTGGAACCTGAATAGAAATTTTAGAACTTGCCCAAATCGTTGTTCCAGCGGCATTACCGTAAATGTTAAAATATGCGTTACTGTCCGGATCGGTGCGCATGTAGAATTCTGCGTCATCGTCAGGTGCGTTTCCCGTAATGACAAACCCGCTAAAATCATCATTCCAAGCAAACGAACGATTCTCCGGCGTACGAAGTTCTACCGTACGAAGCACCTCACCATCGGGCCCATACAACGCAATGCTCTCCATACCGCCCGGAAACTCCGGCGCATCGAGAGGTAGAACCTTAAATCTCTTTACATCTTCAAGACTCATTCAAATGCCTCTCTATTCGCTTTCCAAGCAATATAAGCGTCCATCATGGCCGCCACGTTATCGATCTTTTCTTCTTGACGCTTCTTGAGCAGCTTGCGGTTACCATTAGTGTCTTCAAGAGTAATTGCGTTACCCATGGCAAACGACATCAGCGCTTGATCAAATATGAGAGAGCCATCTTCTGAGAACTTCTTAAGCTCCCCAAGAGGAACTGACTCAGTACGCGCTCCCTGAATAACCTTCTCAAGTCCGAACGCACCGTTCTCAGTCTCCCACCTAGCCACGAATTCCTTCGCGTTATAGGGGTCATAACCAAACGCTACGACCTCGTACCCGTGCATTAGGATGAATTGCTCAAGATCGTCATAAACGCCGCCATCACCGTCAATATCAAGAACATTACCAGGCATAACACAAAGGCTTCCTTCCGCCAGGAATTCTTCATATTTTTGCCTCATTGCCGGAGAAAGGAGCTTAAGCGTGCGTTCAGTAATATAGCTTCGGGTCTTTACGCCGAACTTTTCCTCACCTCTAACTCGGGTAGGAAGCGGGAATAGGAAAGTAAACGCACAGAAGTCGTCACCTTGCGAAAGGTCGCCGCCCATAGCGCAGAGCATTCCGTTATAGGAACGCGCCGGCGAAGGAAGTGTCTCTTCGTAGGTAAAGAAGTATGTGTAGCCCTCCATCGGAATCCCAAAGCGCTTAGCCAAAATGTCGTTGCGTGAAGCGGGAGCTTTTTCAGCTCGCTCAACGTCAAGATGGTAAGTCTCATAGGAAACCGTGTGGCCAATGTTGGGCTGGGCTTTAGGCCACATAGCCGGATCGTCTACTTCTTTTAGATCGTCAAGCTTATACCACCAGATTGACACGTGAGGTGCCATGTATTCGCCCTTGAGAATATCGGCGAGCTCCATCTTAATCGTATCGCCAGATCCGTTACGAACCGTTCCCTCGGATGAGATGGCGATGATGAGATAATCGTCAAGCTTCGACGATCCCTGCTCTACTGCACCAATCACGTCCTCGCGAAGGTCGCCCGAAAGCCACTCATCGATTGACGCAATCTTTGCACGTAGCCCCTGAAGTTTGTTGATCGCCATGGGCCGGACCTCAACGATCGAACCAGTCAAGAAGTTCTCAATACCCTTCTTTGTTGACACAAGCTTCTGGCGCATAGCCCGAGAGCCTGTGGTATTCTGAAGAGAGCCTTCGGTGAGAAACTTAAAGAGAGGCCCTCGCGCGCGTGTGATAGCGGTGCGCATCGGGGACATAACCTCGTCCGCCTGCTTCATTGTCGGAGCAGTAGCGATCTGGTGAGTCGTTGAGGTATCGACGTTAAGGAAGTAGGAGTGAATACAGGAAGCGTACATTGACTTGGCTCCACCTCGAGCCACGATAAGATACTGCTTTGTCGTAAGACGCTTCTTAATCGTGCGCTGCTCGTAGTGCCCACCATGACCATCCTCGTCCGGGACGTAGACACTGCGCTCCACAAAGTAATACCACCCAAGAACTTGCTCAGCCCACAGCTTAAACGTGAAGAGAAGATGAAGATCGCCGCCGTCGGTGAGCGTCATCTCGTTCTCGCAGTACATGATGAAGCCCTCAACCGCAGACTCATCATAGTAAATGTTCGGGTTAGCGATGAGATCGTCGATCCGATTCATCTCAAGCGAGATTTCCCGGTTTACCGGAATGCGCCCCTCAAGAACGGCCTGTCGAAACTGTGCGTAGTACTTCGGAACTTTAGTATTAGACAGGCCCATCGCTACCCCCTCAACATTTCGCTGCCATTTTGAACTGGCAGCTTAAAGCGTTGCCGCTGCTACTTTAGCCACTTTCCTAGCAGTGGCAAACTTCACGACCTTCTTACCAAGCTCAGTCTTGTAGGCCCGGTCAGCCTTCTCAAGCGACTTGACTGGGTCCTTGAGTGCTGTCTTAAGCACCTTCTGCGTAAAAGTAGGAGGCGGAGGAGACAGACGGTTAACCTGCTGCTCAAGATTGAGCCTCTGAGCCAAATCCTGAAGCTCTTTGTTTGAAAGAGACTTGATCCCGCTAGCATTCAGCTGCTGCTTGGTCTTTGCGGCCTGGATCGCATCAGGATGAGCCGGCTGACGCGTACCACCTTCGGTCTTGATTAATGCTTTCCCACTCTTGGTATGAGTAGGAATTGCGGTAACCGGCGTGGTGGTTTTCTTAGCCGCCCGAGCGCGATCATTAGCGGCCTTGGCCATAGCAAGTCGGCCTTTAGCTCCGCCAGGAGTAGGAGTGAGTGCTTTGTCAGTCCCTCCGCCGCTGTCTGACTTGCGGATCCCCCACTTCATACCTTTGACACCGTAGTGAAACAGAGATTTGGCGTCGTCCGAGCTCATACTAATAGGAGCAGTTTCACTAAAGCTATCCATTTGTCCCTCATTCCGCTTAAGCCTAAACTCAGGACCAGTAAAATCTCCGGTCCACACCGCAATCCGGTCAAAGCGCACCGAGAAGAGCGAAAGGTCTCGATCGGTCTCTTTGGCTGGAGCCGTCGGGTACCCAAGCGTCAAATGCGGCGTCCACTCGTCGTACTGCTGAATCGAGTTGTACGCCGCTTTGATTGCCTTGTTCTGAAGAAGCTGATCTCGGAACTGAGCGATCTGCTTAAAGTCCCAGTTCCTCTCGAAGAACAGAACATCGGCCTGGTCTGGTCCGAGAGTGCCGCGGTAGTCGGTCTCCATCCAAAACGGATCAAGGAGACCGGCCGCGTGCTCTACGAAACTAAGAACCTTACCCAGATCTGCGACCTGGTTTGTTTCACCCAGAAACAGCAGAGTCATGTGTGGAACTTTCTCGCTAGAGACTTTCCACACCTGATCCGTCTGCTCGGGGATCGCCACGATCACCGTATTAACAGCCATCGCCTGACACCTCCGAAGGCATAGGATCAATCCAATCTGTCGTTTCGCGTTGAACATTCATACGCCACTCAAGCTCATGAAGCTGATCTTCAAAAGACTTAATAGCGTAAGACGTCGTGGGTGGATCGAACAACAGCCGGACCCTAAGGTAAATATAGGTCTTTACATTGTTCAGGATGACCCGGTCCATGTCCGAGAGAAAGTCATCCCACACTGCTTCATCGTCCTCAATGGAAAATCCACTAAGCGGACCAACACCCAAATCGTTGAGGGTTGAGAACGCGGTGTTGATGTACGTGGCAATCTCGCCATCAAACACCTCGTAGTCACTCTCAAGTCCAAGATTCTTCTTTACACTTTTAAGGATACTTTGTTCCACGTCCTCACCCCCTTTCTATGCGGGTTTGTGTTTTTACTCCTCGACCGGCGCGATCTGATCGAGCGTGATGTCGATGGCCTGCTCGATGGTGGAGACGGCCGCGTTGGCCTGGGCGATCTGCTCATCCAGCGCCTTCACCGTCTCCTTATCGTCGGCCGCAGCCTCCTTCTGCTTCTCAAAGCGGATGAGGTTCAGAACGTGACCGTAACGCTCACGCCGAAACTGCGCGGCCTGGGCCTCCGCCATCGCGTTAATCTCCGCCTGCGGAATGGCGTACTTATCGTCAGTGCTCATATGTGTTGCTCCTTAGTTTACGCGACGACAAGTGCGCCACTGTTATCAATTGTGAGAGTTTTGGTCGTAAGACCGTCGGGAGAGACAAGCGTCAAACCCTTACCTGCTGCGTCAATCTTAAACCCGCCGTCCGCCTTCTGGCGAGCGAGTACCGTTCCACCGCTATTCTGCCACTGCTGAAGATCAGCCGTCTGGGCCGAGAAACCCTTGATCTTCATCGGAACTTCTCCAGCA